ACTACAACCGTTGTTACGATTGCTATCAACATTACCTCGATCAACTTCAACTACATTACCAACTGAGTTGTCAAAGGTTCCACTCCACTTATCTTTGAAGTCTTTATCCACAGCCTTGTACGCAAGGAAGTGACCATCATCGCTAATAGGTAGATGCTCATGTTGCATGAAGTCAAACAACTCCACAATAGCATGGTCAGAAGGATTCTCATTCATGTTGTTTAAGAATTCCAGCATTGGCTGAAAGTTAAACCCTTCACTCTTCATCTTAATGATACGGTCAGTGAACAGTTCTGGCATCTCAATGCCATCCCACTGAAGTGTACCATTCTTGACATCAATGTATCCTTCACAGAAGTTGTCTATTGCCGCAGCGACATCATAGTCAGCTTCAAAGTATTCAAC